GTTGAGATGCTCTCGTAACTCGGCAAATGTTTTCATGATTGATATGAAACTGCCACTGCTCTTATGTCATTGTTTGCAGCATAGATTTTTTGAGTAGGCAATTTTCTGATAACTAATGATTGACCAGGAGCTATACTAAAACTTGCTACTGTTGCTGGCGATGCTGCACCATCGGTAATCGTTACTAAGTGAGTTGTGTTAGCACCCTCATGCACGAGACGAACTTCTTGTGCTTCACCAACGGTAGTAGCTGTATTAGCAGTAGTAGGTAATGCTACCTCAGTGCCAAGAATTTTTAATCTCATTGTTTTTTACCATTTATTTTATATTTATTCTTCCTCTATTTTTCCACGCTTTAGCATCTTCTGTAGGTCTGCAGTGCTTCCTAGGAAGATAGCGTTATTAGTAACTGAGGTTGGTCCTTTGTTAGATTCTTCTTTACCAAGATTCTTCATTTTTTGCTGTAGATCAATTAATTTATCAGTCATGTCTGAGACCTGCTTCATAGCGTTTACAGCGACTTCATATGCTCTAGGGTGACCTGACTCCTGAGCAACCTCTAGAGCGCCTTCTACCGCCTCCTGACCCTTAGATATTAGACTGTATAATTGACCTCTGGTATATTCATAATCTTTGCCTGCATCTGGATTTTTTTCCACAGCAGTAATTTCTGTATTTTGAGATACCGTATCGATATCAAAAATTTCTTCCATATTATCTTCAAACTTACTCATAGTAATGTAATTCCTTCATTAAATCCAAAGTCATCTCCAGGCATTAACAACTCATCGTCTAAGTTGTTAATAATACCATCATTATTCTGGTCTGTGAGAGCATCTGGCTCTACTGTATATCTAACTGTTCTTCTATGTTGTTTTAAATCGCCAACAGATTCAAAGACAATTGCCTTACGAATAATTTCTGCATTGGTAACAGGACCATAGAAGTATGTTTTGAGAGTGAAGTCAAGAGTATATGTAATACTCCTTCTTCTCATCATGTCATCTTGATAGTCATCTTCGTATGAAATATTATTAAGAATGATGGGCAAATCTTTTTTCTCTTCCATTTCTGGAATAAGATTCACAGTTACCGTAAATGCTGGTTGAAAGTATGGTATAATTTGCTCAAGAATTTGTAGGGCATCGTCTTGAGTTTTTGATAGAATACCTAATTCAAATCCTAGATTATAAGGCACTGGCATATACTGCACCTTTGTGCTAGTGCCAGAATCTTCTTTAAGATACTTTTGAATTGGAGATGTCTTTCTTGCTGAGTCATATGTAATGTCAGTCATCTCAAACGAGAGACGTGGCATTGTGATACTGACCTTACGCTCAGTGTTAGGATCTTGGTCTAAGCGAGCAAGAAACTTACTCTTAGGACCATAGGCAAGAGGCACCTTAAAGCGTTGAATCTCTGCACCAGTATCTGGGTCTGTTTTAATAATTTCGATGTTATTAAAGATGGTGCCAAATGCCTTAACATTCTTTTTAATAATCTCGTGATAAAAATGTCTTCCTAACATTAGAATGAATCCTCCATATCTCCATATTCACCAAATGGATTTCCTTCACTAAAGTCAAGAATCGCATCGGCTTTATCTTCATACCATTTGTTTTCCGCATTATCATAATTATCAATTTCAAAATCAATAGTGGAGAAATTATCCACTATCCATGACGCACCACTATCTTCACCAACTAAAGGTAAGTTTTTCTTTAATACTCCTTTTATATATGTGAGACGTAATTTTCTATTTGCTTGGTCCCAACTAGCAACTGTTGCTCTTGCTACAACTGGAGCACCACCTACAGGAGTAAATGTTTGTGTAACTTCTTCTCCTTCTATGAATACTCCTGTGCCACCAGTTAATTTGAGAATTACTGGAATAGAATTTACTTCCTGTGGCAATTCATCAATTTCTGAAATACCAGTATCAAATTTACTATCAGCATGTTCAAACAACTCACAAGTTAATGCATACACATAGTTTTTACCTAACTGATAGAAAGGCACTTCTCTTTCCACATACTTAATTTCGTATGTATTTTTAGTCATAGGAACATAAATTAAATCACCTTCGTTAGGTCTATTTCTAACAAAAGTAGATTCGTTGAGTGTATTAAAATTAGTCCAACGTCTTTTAGATACAGCTAATGTTACTTCATCTGTAATCTTAAGACCAAACTTAGACATTGCAATAGCACCAGACCCACCAAAACCTTCCACATTAATTAGCATCATTTCAATCATGTATGCTTCTTTAAAGATGTTTAAAACGACATCATTCAAACTACGGTCAATTAGCATTTCCTTTGGCACGTAATAAACATCCATGCCAAACAATTTTATCTGCTCATCAACCAGATCTTGCACCAGATTTTGCTCTGATGATATACCGCCAAACTGTGGAAAATGTACGCTCTTCATATTATCCGATTAGGAAGTTAGGTGGTAATTCATACTCTGATTGCATTCTTGCTTCAATGTCTTCTATCTCTGTTTTACCTTCCTCATACATTTTCTCCCCATTGAGAGATACTCCACCAGGAAGTTGGACACCATTAAACTTGATTAGATTCTGCCCCCACTGTTTTTTAATTTGAGCGGTGACATAACGTTTGAGAAAGCTATCATTGTATATCTTAACGTGGTCATTTGGATTGAGTGCTCTATAGCATTCAATGACAATCCATCTATCCTTCGCAATATATTTTGGATCGTAGTCAATATACAAACGATTCTGTCGTTTTGTGTATCTTAACTGAATCATAGATCCAGTATTTAAAACCATATCAAGCGTCTCAAGATATGATTTGGTCATATAGTAGTTTAAAATATCTAATGACCCAAATGCATATAAGTCATTAAGAAACATCTGATATTCAATGCCAAATAAGTCACCACGAATAGTAGAAGAAACAAATGAAAATAATCTTTCTACACCGATTACGTGATCAGGTACTTCTAGATAATTGTTACGCTCTTCCCAAGAATCATTGTTAGGAGCAGTTGTAGTCGTATTACTTGTTTGAAATCTATCTACATCTGCTTGAGTAAATTTGTGCTTGAGAAACATTTTCTCAACGCCATCAAAATGTCTATCATTAAAATGTTGCAAAGACATATCAATGATGTCTTCAATCTGATCATCATCTACGTTAATTTCTAAGATAGGTGCTCCCAGTCTACGGAGACAAAAATCTTTCAACTCCTCTCGTGTTGCTGGTTGAGATTTGGACATGAATACAAAAAGACCCTTCTTATGTATTTATAAGAAGGGTCTTTGTGTTTATTATATTTATTTCTTATGTTATGCTGCTAATCTAGTAATAGATATAAATCCAGCACCATTCCTCAATGATCCAGATGATGAAATTGAAAGACCACCATAACTACCGCTACCATTAAATGTGCCATCATGAGTTTTTAAATTTCTTGCCGTAAAAGTGTTAAATGATGTAGTTAAGAAAGAACCTGCACCAGATCCATTGCCTGAATAACCATTACCACCAGCGCCTCCAGTGTACCCACCGCCACCGCCGCCAGCGTTTGCACCAGAGTGATAACCACCGCCGCCGCCAAATCCTCCATTACCTTGGTCGTAACCTCCACTCAATACTTGTTGATTACCCCATGGGAATGCTCTAAAACCATTACCAGCTCTGTTACCCTGCGAGGATGAGCCCCAGTTACCTGCACCAAAGAAACCTCCACCAGGCGCACCATGGTAACCATACCCCCCAAAACCAGTAGTTGCTGAAATAACACCGTTATTTCCGTTTGGTGGACTGGGAGTTGATGGGTTTAAATGTAATCTACCTCTTGTGTGGGTAGCAGCTCCACCAGAATAAGTAGATCCACCACCACCAGCAATGATTAGAGGTTGAGCATTAGCAATATCACTAGATACATCATGAATAAACCATGATCCACCACTGCCCTGGTTGGTGTCACCACCTTGCACCCCTGGAATAATATAAAATTGTTGAGAAGCTAATAGATAAATTTCTTGCTCTAAATCTGCACCTTCACATCCAGATTGTCCAGCACCGACTACACGAATTCTGTAATATGCATCTTGAGGTGGTTTCCATCTCAAGATTCCATTGTATGGATTTGTTAGATACGTAGAAGAAATATTGACAACATTATTTCTAACAAAAGTATCAAACCCAGTACTTCCTGTGGTACTTCCTTGACTTACTGATTGGGAGAATGAGTAAGCGGTGTTTAAAACCATTTCAGTGTAAAAAAGTGGTTTACCACTAACTGCTCTTTTTCTTCCAAATCCACCTCCGCTTGCGAGTGATCCGATAATAGGCATTTTAAATTTCCTCCATTAATACTTTAATTATTTAATAATCAATTATGAGAAATCTGTTTTAGATCCATAAACTTGCCATGATGGAGAAGCTGTGCTGCCAACATTAACAACAGTAAAGTTGTAAATATCAACTCTGTTTGCTGTTCCTGTTGGAGCAGTTCCACCAGGCCATTTTACGGTGACGGATGTGCCGTTAACACCAAAACTGTTGTTAACAACATAAGGCGTGCCACCCTGATTAAATAACACTGCAATGCTGTGTGCTCTTTCGCCAGTAGTTGGGACGTTAGTTAAAGCAACGGTAATATTTCCACCAACACTTGGATGATAGAAGATTGCATTATTAGCAAAATTATATGTTTGAGATGCAGATTCATTCGCTGCTCTTAACTGCACTCCTTCAGTTACTGACTTGATAGCAGAATTACCAGAAACTGCTAATGTTCCTAGAGTACCAACGCTGGTTAGACTGGAATTAACTACCGTGCTTCCAAGAGTAGTGGTAGACAATATAGTGGAAGTGCCAATCTTATAAGAACCAGTAATACTTAGTGAATCGGAAAGATTCCACTCACTATTTGTAGTGTTATAGATGAATGACTTTTGGATAGCTCCAGTGCCTAAAAGAATACCACCACCGCTAATGCCATCAGCTACAACCGCTCCATTAGCAATTTGGATAGTCTTGTCAGCTACAATTAAATCTGTCGAATTAATTGTAGTGACAGTACCAGCAATTGTTAGACTACCAGCAGCATTGATATTACCATCTTTATCAACAGCAAACTTAGAAACTCCTCCAACTTGAGCATCAACAAGTGTTGTGCCAGCACCAGATTGAGTATTAGTTGCATTGATAGTTAATGCATGGGTGCTACTTGCGGTATTCCAAGTAGGTCTTACTTTTAGTGTGCCTTGAATATCAAGGTCAGAAGTCATTCTCTGCTTTCTTTCTATTGTAATTGTGCCAGTGGCAGGTGAAATAGCAGTGCCAGACATAGTGTAAGCAAATGTTTTGGCAGCAGCATTGACAGCGGTTACTGTAAATGTGCCATTATAATTTGCTTGGTTTGCACCAGAAACTACAATTTGGTCATCAACATATACGTTATTAGCAACGAAGGAAGTTACAGTAGCAGTAGTGCCAGAAGATGTAATCGAAGAAACACCAACCAACGGAGAAGTTCTTGAAATACCACCACCAGACTGCCCATCTACATAAGTCTTAACCGCAAGTTGAGTTGGGACTGCAGCATCTCTAGAGAAGTCTCCTCCTAATGTAACATCAGATGAGAATTCATTAATTGACACGCCCAATTCAGCACCCAATGTGCCGAGACGTAGTGAGGATAGACCAGCGAGGTTGAATGCCGTGGCGTCTAGCGTAGCAGTACCAGTTGCCTGCTCAACAACGAAGAATTCACCGACTCTAAAGTTACCATCTTGGTCAGATGAAACGTAGTAACATCTTCCAGGGAAGTTTTCTACAATTTCATTTGCTTGTACTGGACTGGTGATTGGTGTTCCAGGCCAGTTTGTATTTGCTTTGTTTCCAGTACCAACTTGTAGGAAGTCATGACCCGTCATACGTACTTGTGAGTAGCGTAGACGAATTTCTA